GGAGATATTTCTCGTAAAAGTTTCTGTGAATTTAAAGTTTTTGATTTAAATTTATATGGTTCAATTTTATTAAAATTTACAATAGTTGCATTATCAATTAAAAGAAATTTTAAGTCTTGTATATTTGATCTACTTTTTGCTAATTTAATATTATTTGAATCTATCCTTTTAATATAATAAATTCCCTCATCAAATAAAGAACTTACTATAGAGGATGTTTCAGTGATATTTCCATCAGCATCGGTAGAAGAAAAAGTAGTTTTTTCTGGAGTATAATATACAATATCTCCAGTATAAAATCCATGATCTGTGGATGATGTTATTTTGAAGGTGTCTCCTTCAAATGTTCCAGAAAATATTACAGATTTATCTGAAATATTAAGATCTTGATTATTGTAATAAGGTAAAGATGGTGATGCAACTAATGTTCTATCTTTTATCTTGTAAATATTTTGAACATTGGCATTTAATATTGAGGTTGAAGGAAAAGTTGATGAACTTACTTTTAATAATTCTCTTTTTATGATATAAGTATTTTCTAATAATTCACCTTGCCCTCTTATTGTTAATGAGTTGGATGAAGTGATATCAATAACACTAGATGCTTTTTCTACTCCAGATTCACCTATAACTTTTAATTTATCTCCAATTTTAAAAATATGATCGTTTGTAGTGATAAGACGATATGTATTATCTGAAGTATCAAGTCTAGTAAAAGATGCAACATCATATGAAGTTGCTAAATTAAATAACCAATTATTTGAAACTGCATCTTTTGAGTCAATACCAAGAGTTTTAATCTCCGCAGTATCACCTTTTGCATAATAATAAGTATCATCAATAATATCAAGATTTTCTAAAACGGAATTGATTTTTACCTTTATTGTCTGGCCTTCATACGTTCCGTATGCAAAAGTATTAATAGTAATATTACTAGAATCTAAAATTGTTGAAGTTATATTGGAACATCCAAAAAATTGAGTGAGCGATTTTGAAGAATATGATACTATTCCAGATGTTCCATCATTATAAGTTACTTCTAATTCACCACTCTTAGGAAATGCAACAGTTGAATCTACATCCAATACTGTAGTTGCAGCAGAAACTTGTCCTATTAGTTTTGTTTTTGCGTGAATGGAAAAATTTCCATATATTGCACCATCAACATTAATGTCTCTGTTGTATCCAGCATCGAGACTTAATTTATAATAAGTATTTCCAACTCCAGAAATTATTTTTTCAACTTTTGCAATTGGCGCATATGCCTTAGTAATGTCACCATATGAATCTTGTATTAATGTAGAATTCTCAAGATTGAGTGGATCTCCAGAAATACTTTCGACTACCAAATCATTGGTTACATTATAATGTGCATCTGATGGTCTAAAAAGAAACTCTCTTGGGCGAATTATTGATACATTTTCGCCATAAAGTACTTTAAACAAAATTTCAAAGGACTCATCAGTTCCCTTACTTCTATAAAAATCTTTTGCTTGCTTGATAAAAAGAGATTGATTTAAGTCCGCAGAGAAAGTTCTATTCTCAAAACCGGGCGTTAGTTGATATTTTGACTTTAATAAAAATTCTTTCAGGAATAATGAACTTAAATTGGTGATTATTGCACCAGAAACATGTTCTGCAACTTCTGATTGTGAAAATACTAATTCATCTGGATTATTTTGCTTATCATAAGAAGTAATACCACTAAAACCTCTTATACATCCAGTAAATGAACTATCAGTTTTTCCTGTATATGTAATAATTTCACTATTAATTTGAATCAATCCATATGAATCGGGAAATCCATAAGTTCCATTTGATATTGGTGGATTAAATTCTACATTAATTACATCATCTGTGAATGATATATTTGCAGACAATGTTGCACTTTCAATTTGATTTGCCTGTTCATCAATTTTTATATATTTGTCAATGTTTTGTATTAAATCAACAGGAGCTCCCTTAAATTCTTGGGATATGTAATACTGAGATAAAAATTCAGAAACTAATGGAAAATCTTCCCTAACGTATGAAGGAAGTTGATTTTGAACAATGTTACTAAACTTGATTCTAGTTTCTGTCATTTGATTATGATCTTACTAAGTTCCCGTTGGTGTAGCTTGATGTTACAATGTAGTTTGATGCGGATGGATCAAGACCCGATGAAACTTCATCAATAACCATTTCAAATATACTGTTATTAATATCTAGTTGTAAATATAAATCCTGCAATCCAATTACATCATTTGATTTTGGAGTGACAGAAATTTCAATAATTGATTGTCCATCTTTAATTTTGGCAGAAGTAATATTAATTGGATTCAATGTAATAATGCCACTAGTATAATTAATTTTTCCAACACCTCTTCTCAAAATTGTTGGATTCAATGATGATGTTGATGGCACAGTAAATAAAAATATAGATCCAGTATTTCTGTTAGTATCGGGTATATCGGAAAGATAAACATCTTCCAAAATTCCACTTACTTTAAATGCAGAAGATTTGATATTATATCCATCCATACTCTTAATATGGAATTCATTTCCAAATCCAATTGAATATTCTGTTAAACTATTTAATACAACTCTAATATCCCTTCTCATCTGAACAGTAGTAATATTTGATGTAACAGAAGGATGGCTATCATCAATGATTTTTAAAAATTTACTATACTTAAATCTTGCACCATACTTATTTAACTCAGTAGATTCTGCATACTTATTTGCATTTGTCTGAATTACACTGGAAACATATGCAGAATTTGGAGCAAGATTTGTATTATAATAAACCTTTGAATCTATTTCAAGGTAAAGATATTTTAAATCTAAAATTTCTGGAACAATACCTGCAACAGCATATTTCTTCAACTTCATTTTAATATTTTCTTTAATCAAGTTTGGAAGAAAATCGCCAGTTCTTGGTTTAATACTAATAAAAACCTTTCCATATTGTGGAGGAACTACTTCTTCTCCGCCAAATACGGAAATAGATTCTGTTTCTGGATAAATTTTTGCAGGAATCAAAGTTTCATAATCATTTGCAGTAAGTGCTCTATTCTGTGAGGCATAGATTCTAGGTGCATATTTTTTAATTGATTCAACTCCTTCTATACTTTCTCCACCAATTGAAGGTAAACCAGTCGTCAAAAGAGAAATTCCAGATGAAACAACATACTCTGTAGAATTTCTTGTATAGGTTAATCTTCCAGAAAAACTAAACTGCCCAATACCATTTCCACTATCACCATTAGTTACGATGTATGAGGCTTCAATATAATAACCTTCTTCAAGTTCTTTTCCAAAAACATTATCACCAAAAATTAATTCATACCTTTCATCTTCAATTTCTTGTAAGAAGTAAACTTCAGATTCGGCACCAATACCAAATAAACTATCTTGAAGATTATATTTTACAGAAGCAGTTGCAGAAGAATTACTTTTAACTAATACTGAGATTAGGTCAGTATCAATTCCACTGTTTGGAAGAATAAACTTTTGATTTGGATTTCTTGAGGTATAAGTAAAATTGGTATTTAATAAGATACCTTCATATATTTGAATATCATTAAAAGATGCAACATTATCAACTACAGGAACGGTAATATCTTCTAAAATAGAAAACACAAAGGATTGGTTTCCAAAAGAACCCGTAGTACTTGCAATAGGACCTTTTTTAAGAGTTAATGATGCAGGAGCAGGAGTAATGTTTGTAGTATCAACAAAGAAACTTACTGTTGCTCTTGCTGCCTTCTTTGAGCGGGGAATATATCCAATATTTCTTGCCAGAGAAACAACATTTTCTCTGAGTGTTGCACTATCAATGAATACTTCATTTGCCACCATGTTGGCATTATATGAAGTAATATAGGTATTATATGCCAGAACATCAAGAATCGTTGAAAGATTGGATCCTTCAAAATCATAATCCGTAAAATTCGAATTTGACTTTAAGTAATCTTTTAAAGTTGTCTTAATCTGGTCAAAGTCCAGATTTGTAAAGTTTACTAATGGCATTTACCTAGTAGGTTGCAGAACGAATTGTAATTGCTGAGCAGGAACATCGGCACCAATAATTCTATAATTAATCACTACATCAAAAGAACCATTATCATAATCAGGATTTGTTTGTACCTCAATCAATTGAACTCTTGGCTCATAATTATTAATTGAATTGCGAATTTCGTCCCGAATAATTGATGCAGAAATTTCATCAACATTTTCAAAAAGTGATCTACTTACTCTTGAACCAAAGTTTTCATTAAAAAACTTTTCGCCAGGAAGAGTAAAAACGATATTACGAATAGAGCGAGCAATCGCAGTTTCATTTTTAAGTGCTATTAAATCACTGCTCAGAGGATTGCTCTGAAAAGTCATACTAATATCTTTGAAACCTTGACTTATTCGCTCTAGTGGCATTAAGTATTATAATTCTACCTTATTTATTGCACTAAAATTCAGTTAAAGGGATAGGCTCAGTACCATATTCCCAATCATCATAGTCTTCATCATTACGAATTTTTTCGTGAAGTTCCTTTTGAACTTGAAAGTCATGTTTTTTGGGAGTGAGATCATCATTTGAAATCTCTCTAAGCATTCGTTGTTCCATTTTGCTCCTGATTTGGTAAATCAGAACTTTTTACGGGGTTGCTATCCCGAATTTCTTTAATTTCGTACATAAAATCATCTGATGTTTCAATTTTACGACGATTTTCAACTGAATATTCAGTTAAATCAATTTCATATCCAGGATTTTTGGTAATTCTATTGCGTGTCCATGCATCGTCATACCATAAAATCTTATTATTTGGATATGCATAGAAGTTTCCATTATCCATCTTGAAAAAATGAGCACATTTATGCTCTGGTGTCTCACTAAAGTTCGTGTTCAAAGTAGATTTTGATTCCCATGACCAATCTAATGTAAACATATAAGTTCCTTCATTCTTTTTGCCCTTATAGTTGATAAGTTCAGCACGTAAGTTAGCCAATCTTGAACGAACTTGAACGTCAATATAAGGAGAAAAGCAATCCCACCACATACACTCTTCCAATTCTGCAACTGGAGCATCAGGTTTCCAACAGAACGCATGAATTGGTCTACGAGTCCAGTTGACCCCGTTCTCTAAAAACGCCTCAAAGAGGGGTACATGCTTCTCTAAGGACGCTACGGAGTGTATGTCACATAAAGTTACCTCTCCATAGCCTTTTTTATGATTATAAAGAAATTCATTGCGAATATAACAAGTAATTGTTGGTAAATTATGATTAAGGTATGACATAAATTGATAATAAAAAAGCAGGAGATTAATCCCCTGCCTTATCTATGTTATTAACCTCTACCTTGTCCTCTGTATTTCTTTTTACGTCCATTACGAGAGGTTGCACTGAGTAATGTACGAGACGAGCGCCCTTGACGTGTCTTCTTCGGTGCTCCGGCTTCAAATAAAGTTTTAGATCCACCTTTAGCCATTTAAAATTTCCTCCATTTCAAGTTCATTAGGTTCGATATCCTCCCCCGAGTAAAAACGCTCCGAGAAGTCTTGAAGAATCTCACTACAGTCTTCCATAGTGAGATTTAAATAAATTTTACGCCCTTTATATAAAAGATTGTAAAGTCTCATTAGATTACGCGAGTTTTTTCATGTCCCACACGAAT